AGACCATTATGGACGAGTTGACTTATACCAAACTTGCGCAAGATGATCAAACAAAGATTTCGGCAGTGGTTGAGACCTTCAAGGCTATTCCAATGCCGATTTATGCCGGCCCACAAGGTAGCGCATAATGGCAGACAACAAATGGTCTAGACCGGCTCAACCGCCTCCGCCACTCTTTTTCAACGAGAAAGAGCGAGATCTAGTAAAACAAGTAAATGATGAACTAATAGAAAGAGTAATAGGCCAAACAGTTGCTTATTATCCACTTTCCCTAGAGCATACAAACTATCATTCACTTTATGGGGAGGCAATCCAAAAATCTTTCCTTCCTCCGGTTAGAGTATACGCATTAGTTAACTTTGATGGCATCCAAACAGAAACATCAAACTACGGTTTAGACAAAACTGCCTCAATAACTGTAAACTTCCATAAAAGAAGGCTTACAGAAGACCAAGATCTTTATGTTAGAGAAGGCGACTTTGTGCTGTATGACGAGATCTTATACGAAATAACAACCCTCATGGAACCCAGGCTTCTATTTGGCCAAGCAGACAGACGATTTGAGATCTCAGCCAAGTGTTTGAGATCAAGAGAAGGATTATTCGATGGACAATAACGGATCAGAAAGACTAATACACATCCCATTCGAACCCTCAACATTGGAAAACATTGACGAGGCCGTTTTTAACTTTGTCAATGAAGATCTAAGCATTAGCACAAGAACAAACAAAGGGTTCAAGAAAGTTCCGGTTATTTGGCAAGGATCAGAACGAGCTTGGTATACAAAGAAAGATCCAAGAACAAATGACATTCTAAACTTTCCGATTATTACTGTTGCGAGAACCGGTCTATCAAAAGATCCTTCAAAAAAAGGAATCTTTCAAGGAAACGTTCCTGCCGACTCAAATGGAGCATCAATCCAAATCGCAAAAAGAATAATGCAAAATAAAACAGCAGATTTCTCCAACGCACTTGCGAAACAACAAACCGGGCAGTCAACGCAGAACAAAAGAAGAAAAAAGACAAAAACTGTTTATGACTTTATTGGCATACCTCAAGTGGTGCACATTAACCCAACTTATGAAGTAACCCTTACCTCGTTATACACCCAGCAGATGAATGAAATGATTCAGCCTTTCATGGTTCGAACCGGAAACATAAACTATAAGGTAGTAGAGAACAACTTTCATCGATATGAAATGTTTATAGACTCAAACTATAACATTTCCGATAACTCAGCAAACCTAGGCGATGAACAAAGAAAGTTGGAAGCAAAAATCTCTTTCGATTTGGTTGGTTATTTGTTTGGCCAGTATGTCAACGAAGAAAAGCCAAAAATAATAGTCAGGGAAAGCATTGTAGAGTATAAATTCCCAAAAGAAACAACAATTTTAACTTTGTAGGTGTTTTTAGAAAAGAAATAACTATTTAGTAGTGAACTATAATTATATAATTCAACTAAGGAGTTTTAAACAATGCCCGCAGACAAATTTAGATTTATTTCACCTGGAGTTCAAGTAGCAGAGATTGATCGTTCAGGAATCCCGGCTGAGGCGCCCCCGGTTGGCCCCGCAGTGATTGGTCGTACCCCGCATGGACCATCAATGACCCCTGTTCGACTTGAGTCAACAGATGACCTTTATAGAATCTTTGGCGCTCCGTCGCCTGGAGGCAAAGGTGGAGATGTTTGGCGTGAAGGAAACTTTGCCGCCCCGACTTACGGAGCATTCGCCGCTGAAGCTTACCTTCGCAACAATAACCCAATAACATTTGTTCGGCTAGCAGGAGATCAGCACCCAGAACTTACTGTGGACTCCGGAGAAGCTGGCTGGGCAGCCCTAGAGGCTACTGGCGTATTCGTTGCCAATGTTGTTTCTGGTGCTACTATACAAACAACTGCTTCGCTTGGCGCAGTATTTTACTTAACAGACGCAGATTCATCAATACAGCTTATAAGCACCACGAACGGCCAAACTACTCCGGTTGATGCCGCCGGTACGTTGGTTCAGAATGAGTCTTCTAACGCACTCGACCTTACATTCACAGCAATTGTCAAAAACTACCAAGGAACAGACAACCACCTTACTGCCACGTTCAATTTTGATCCAAACTCAGAAAAGTATATTCGTAAGGTATTTAACACTAACCCGCACTACACCAACACGGCTCTTTATGGTTCCGACACAGTATTAAACTACTGGCTAGGAGAGACTTTCGAAAGTTCACTACAAGAAATCGTGTGTGGTGGCTCTCCTGGGTCTGGCGCCCCAACTGCACTTAGTGGTACCGGGAAAAACGCTTTTGCTTTCGTTTCCGAACTAGCTGACGCCAGCGCAGATCTGGCAAACCGTGCCGACGCAGCTGCGGTAGCAAAGAGTGGACTAGTGTTCGCACAGGACCTTACGCAAGAAACCGGTTCCTACCAGCCACAGGATCAGCAAAAACTTTTCCGCTTTGCTGCTACTGATGTTCGAGGAGACTGGGACAACAGCAACATCAAGGTATCAATTGCAAACGTAAAAGCAGCGGTCAACCCAACTGTCAACCCTTACGGCACTTTTGATGTTTTTGTGCGAGATGCTAGCGATACAGATAACGCCCTAAGCCTCCTAGAGTCATTCACAGGCCTAAATCTAAATCCGGCATCACCAGACTATGTTGCTCGTCGAATTGGCGACAGGTACCTAAGCTGGAACACGAATGAGAAATACTATGAAGAGTATGGAACATACAACAATGTCTCAAAATACATTCGTTTGGAAATGAATGACGAAGTCGACAACGCTACTGCTAACCCGGCAGTTCTTCCGTTTGGTTACTTTGGACCAATAAGAACAGCGACTCAAACAGTCACAGGCACCGCCGGCGCTGGTTTGGCTATTCCTTCGGGCTCAATGTTTGCCGGCGCAACGCTTACAACCGGATCTGAATATTCCGGATTCGATTTCAGCGGCCCCATGTCGTCTAGTATCGAATTCCCTCGAATCTCACTTCGTGAGTCAGGTAATTACGGCGTGTCGACACCGAAGAGCGCATTCTACGGCGTACGCACACAAGGCACATTCGCTAGACGTGATAACGGCTATGGTGACTACACCAGACGCCTTGCTAAAACCATAGAAGATCCTTACGGCTCCGGAGCTTCATCACCCGGATCCGGCCTAGAATACTCTTACATCTTCTCATTAGATGATGTTTCAGGTTCAGCCACAGTCCCTGTTTATGTTTCAGGCTCACGAGCAGATGGAGAATCTCTCAGAGGAACAGGAGATATCGATACTCTTCTTGATGCTAGTGTAAACTCATTCACGCTGCCGCTAGTTGGCGGAACAGACGGCTTGGACATTACAGAGCCAGAGCCTTTCGCAAACCGACTAATCAGCGGACAATCTGAACAAAGTTCATATGAGTTATACTCAGTCCGTAAAGCAATCGACATGCTTAGAGACCCTGATGTGGTTGAGCACAATGTTGTAGCCGCACCGGGCTTGTCCGATCCTCTTATAACTGACTATTTGGTTGATATGGCCGAGGAAAGAAAAGACACATTGGCTATTATCGATATCGAAAACGATTACAAGCCTCGTTTTGAGCTAACTTCCGGCGATATCTTAACAAACAGAACTGCACTTCCTGATCCTAGCGCTGCTGTAGACACTATGAAGACACGAGGTTTTGATAGTTCTTACGGCGCTGCTTACTACCCGGCAGTTCAGATAAGAGACCGAGGATCAAACACTGTATTGTATGTTCCTGCGACAGTGGCAGCAATGTCAGCGTTTGGTTACACAGAAAGAGTTGCGGAGCCTTGGTTCGCACCAGCTGGCTTTAACCGTGGCGGTCTCTCAGGTGGTTCAACCGGCATTGTAGCAACTGGCGTTTCTAAGCGACTATCCTCAAAGGAGAGAGACGACTTATACGGCGTTAACGTTAACCCGATTGCGCAGTTCCCACAAGAAGGAATCGTTATCTTCGGACAGAAAACACTTCAGGCTAGTGCTTCTGCGCTTGACCGAGTCAATGTTCGTCGGCTTCTTATTTTCCTCAAGAAGGAAATTTCAAGAATCGCAAATACAATCCTATTCCAGCCGAACGCTCGTGACACTTGGGCTCAGTTCCTTCTTAGAGCACGACCGCTCTTGGATGATGTCAAAGCTAAGTTTGGTCTAGAAGATTATAGGCTCATTCTTGATGAGACAACAACAACGCCTGATCTAATCGATCGGAACGTATTATACGCAAAAGTGCTCCTTAAGCCGACTAGGGCAATTGAGTTTATTGCAATCGACTTCGAAATCTTCCGCTCCGGCGCAAGTTTTGATAGCTAAGACTATTTAAGATAAAGGAGAAATAATAAATGGCATTTTGGAGCAGCACAGCAACTTCTGAACCTCGTCGAAATTTTAAGTTCTTAGTTCGGATATCCGACGCTAATGGCTTGATTCCAACTTGGGTGGTCAAAGGGATTAACCTTCCAGAGATCAACGTCGGAGAATCAGAGCACAAGTTTTTAAATCACACCTTCTACTTCCCCGGTACCGTTACTTATAACGAGATCACATTTACGGTAGTAGACTCTATTAATGACGAGATATCACAAAGAGTTCTTGCAAAGTTTGCGAACTCAGGGTATAACATCCCAACAGGAGAAGGTTTAGCTAGCGAGTCATTAATGACAAAGAATCAATCTGTTGGTTCACTCGGAAATGTCACTATTGAGCATCTAGGATCCGGAGAAGACGGACAAGATGGTATCGTTAGCTTTGCTCTTACTAACGCTTGGATTAAGCAAGTTCAGTTTGGTCAAAGTTTAGCATACGACAGTGAGGACCTCTCAGAGATCTCAATGACACTTCGATATGACTTCTTTAACTTCTATAACGGCAGCACTGCTGTCCCAAGCTTCGGCGCATAAAAAGTTTATTAACCTCATAGGAGATAGATGAGAAACAATCAAGACCGCTTGGGGGCTCCCGAAGTCCCACAAGCATCCCCGGAACCAGCACCTGCAATGGCCCAGCAGGGTGCTGATTTTTCTTTTGTGGCCGCAAATGACATTGTTGAGCTTCCATCGAATGGTGAGTTTTACCCAGAGGGCCATCCTCTTCGTAAGAACCCAGCAGTGGAAGTAAGACAAATGACCGCT